ATCGGTTTATTAACTGGAAAAGTACGTGGAAAAGTTGTTTATTCGGCTGGTGTTGGTTACTACAATCCAACGGAAATCGTTTGGTTGAATTATACTGCATAATCAATAAAATATAAAACCGACATTTGAAAAAGTGTCGGTTTATTAACTAATTTTAAATAAAAAAAATATATGTCTTGTTTAGTATCGAAGGGGAAACTACTTAATTGTCGTGACCAAAAGGCGGGAATTAAGGCGGTTTATTTTGCAAATGGAACTGCTGAAGATTTCGCATTTGTAATTTCCGCACATCAAGTTACATCATTGGGAACTTTAGACGAAGTTTTCAAATATGAAGTAAAAGCAACAACGAACACATTGACTGAAACTGGAACTTCGTCTGAAGACAACGGAACATTTTTTGTGGCTCAAGCATTAGCAATCACATTGCCAAAATTAGGTGCTGACTTACAAGCACAAGCACAATTAATTTGCAACGGAAGACCAAGTGTCTTTGTTGAAGATTACAACGGAAACATCGTTCTTGTTGGTGCTTATAATGGTACTATGTCGAATATGGTAAAACAAACTGGGGGTGCATCTGGTGATTTAACCGGATTTTCACTTACAATCAATGCTGAAGAAAAAGATAATTCACCATTCTTGGATTCAGCAATGAAAACTGCATTAAAATTATTAGTTTCTGACGTGGTGGTTTCATAAAAATCGGATTTTAATTGTTGAAAAACGCATTGCATTCATTTGTAGTGCGTTTTTTTTGTTACAAACAAAAATAAAATTGTTATTTAAGTATGGTAATATTCAACACAACAGACGAAATTCATTCTTTGCGATGCATTCCAAGATATTATACGGAAATTGTAGTTCTAAAATTGCGAAATGAATTAAAAGATACAACAGAAATATTTGAAATCGAAGCAATTAAGTCTAATTCTTATATGATTTTGGAATTTACAAAGACATTTGTTGAAGGTGAAAGTTCTGAAATCGAAATATTTGATTCAATTACTGACGATTTATTGTATCGTGGCAAATCTTATGCAACATCGCAAACAGATTTGGAAAATTATAAACTAACAAAAGGAGTTTTAAAAGTATAAAATGGAAAATAAAGTTCAAATATTTCAATTATCAAACTATGTCAGACCAGAAATCAAAGAGGTTTCGGGTAAAAAGTGGGTTTTAAATGGTGATAAAAACCAATTTTATTACGATATTATTGACGCATACAATGGATCGCCAACAAATTCAGCAATTATTGATTCCTATTCTCAATTTATTTACGGAAAAGGATTGACATCAAAAGACAAAGTTTCAAAAGCAAGTGCTTGGGCATCTGTTATGTCGATGTTGTCAAAGTCAGATTTGCGAAAAATTTGCAAAGATTTTGAAATGTTTGGTGAAGCGTCACTTGAATTGAAATATCTTGACAATAAACTTCAAAAAATTTATCATATTGCAAAGCAATGTATTGCACCAGAAGTTGCTGACGAAAACGGAGAAATAAGCGGATACTGGTTTTCTTATGATTTCAGAAATGTTCAAAAATATAAGCCAATTCGATTTGACGCATTCGGATATGGTGAAAAATCAAATGGTGAACGAAGTGAAATTTTTGTAATTTCAGACTATCAAGTTGGCCAATTTTATTATAAAAATCCTTCGTATATTTCTGGACTTCCATATTCAATGATGGAAGCGGAAATTGCAAACTATTGTATCAATCACATTCAAAACGGATTGTCATTCGGACACGTTATCAATATGAATACTGGGGTGCAATTGTCTGAAGAAGAAATTCAACTAAACACACAACAAATAAAAAACCATTTGACTGGTTCTGGCAATGCTGGAAAATTCTTTTTGAATTGGAACGACAATAAAGAATCTGAAATAACTATTACACCATTAGAAGTAAGCGACGCACATCGTCAATATGAATTTTTAAGTGGCGAATCACGTCAGCAAATTATGACATCGCACAAATTGACTTCTGGTTTGATTGTTGGTGTTGGTGCATCAAGTGGATTTTCTTCGAATGCTGACGAATTAGAAGTTGCGTTCAACGAATTAATGATAAACGTAATTAAACCAAAACAAGAAATTGTTCTTGACGGATTGATGGAAGTTTTTGCAAGTGAAAAAATCGCAATTGATTTAAGTTTTATTTCATTACGTGCTTCAGATGTTGTTTCACAAGACAATGTTCAATCGGTTGCAACAGACGTAATTGATTCAAAAGTTTCTTACAATGATTCTCAAATATCAAGTGCAATTGACATCATTGCAAAAGTAGGTGAAGGAATTTTGACACAAGAACAAGCGATTGTTTTCTTGGTTCAATTCTTATCGTTACCAGCACAAGTTGCACAAGCAATGTTCACGAATCAAGTTGTTCCTATTACACAATTGTCACAACAAATTTGTTGTTCAAAAGAAAAAACAAACGAAGAAGACGAAATTGTTTTGAATCAAATTGCTGAATCATTAATTGAATTAGGTGAAGATGAAGACTTGGAAAATTTTGAAGTAATTGACGAACGTGAACAAGTTGATATTCCAGAATTAACAGAATTGACTTTGAAATTGGCTTCAGTTCCGACATCGTTTCCAAATGTAACAAGCGAACAAGACAATGACTTGTTCAAAATTCGTTATCAATATGCACCTTTGAATGCTGGAGAAAATTCAAGAGAATTTTGTCGTAAAATGGTAAGTGCTAAAAAAGTTTACAGAAAAGAAGATATTTTATTTGCAAGTCAGAATCCAGCAATCAATCCAGGTCTTGGACCAAATGGTGCGGACACTTATAATTTATTTTTATACAAAGGCGGTGTAAATTGTTCACATTTTTGGTTGAGAAAAATTTATTTAAGAAGAAACAACAAATCAATTTCAGTAAATCAAGCGATAAAAATCATAAATGAATTAGAACCAAGTGAACGTGCTGGTGCAAGAATTGAAACAAATCCAATTGAAGTGGCACAAGTTGCTGAAGCACAAAACAATTACTGGAGTTTAGATCCAAATTATAGAAAATAAGATGACAACAATACTTTTAAGAGAAAACGAACTGACAAAAAATACACCTTTGGGTGGAAATATTGATGTGGACAAATACGTTCTTGCAATTGCAGACTTTCAACGTATTCGAGTAGAAGAAGTTCTTGGTGAAACTTTATACAATAAAATTTGTATTGACTTCGAAAACGACGATTTGGTTGATGAATATTTGACTTTGTATGAAGATTATCTTGTTCCGTTTATAATTCACGGAAGTGCAATGGAATATTTGCTTTTCGGTGCATATCAAATCAATAATGGTGGAATCACAAAGCACAATCCAGCCGATTCGACATCAGTTGATAAAACTGAAATTGATTATCTTGTGAATCAACAACGAATGAAAATGGAAATGTACGAGTCACGTTTGGAACGTTGGCTTTGTAAATTCCATTTGCCAGAATATGTTTCAAATTCAAATAATATTGTAAATCCTATAAAATCAAAATTAGTTTGTGGAAAATGGTACTTGCAAAATCCGTATTAATATGCGAAAAGTAGATAAAAGGACTGAAGAAAATATCAAAAAAATTAAATTGTTTCTGAAAAACACAATTAGAAACAATAAAACCAAAAACATAATTGATAAAATAAAATAATATTATGGCGATTGAAACAATAAATGTTGGAACAAGTGCAAATGATGGAACAGGTGACACGTTGCGAAATGCTTTTATAAAATGTAACAATAATTTTAACGATGAATTAGTTCCTTATAATGGTGCAAATAGTAATTTGAATTTAGGTTCGAATGATTTATATACAAACAAAGTTTATTTGTATGACGAACCGAATGACAATTATGGATCAATTCATTATACAGATGGCGATTTTCGTGTGGAAGATGCAGATGGACACAAAATGCTTGTTCTTGAAGATGGCTTTATGCAAATTCATAAAACCGACACGATTCAATCAAATTTATTTACAAGCGGTTTGACTGAAACACGTGACCATTATTTGCCAGATTCAAGCGGAACACTTGCAACTGAAGAAAATGTCAATACATTAATAACTGACGCATTAATACCAATAAATGAATCAATTGAAACAAAGCAATATAAATTGTTTTCTTTACAAAAGGCAAATGGAATAGTTTCTGTAACTGGAACACTTTCAGAAACGCAAGTTTTTAAAGAAAGTTTTTCAATGAGTAATTTTAACTTTGGTGCAAATGCATACACTTTTGGTTTTTTTTTAAATCTTTATTCTCTTTTTACAAAAATTGGAACTGCGTCTGGATATACTATAAGAGTAAAATTGTCAACATTGTCAACAATGCCATCTGGTGCAACAGACCAAATTGCAATTTTTAATGGAACAACTACAAACTTATATGCTCAATTAGTTAGAAACTTTTCAATAATAAGACCGACAAGTTTAGGAAATATGCAATTGCACGGATTTCCATTTACAACATCGGGAATAAATGATTTTTCGATTGCAAGTTTAGCAACATCATCAAGAGATGTTCTTTTTGGTGATACTTATTATTTATATATATCTGTTCAATTGACAACAAGTACTGCGGATACATTGAATTTTGTTTCATTAAAAGCATCAAACGTTTAAAATAATAAATTATGTTAGTAACAATAGTAAACAAAGTAACTGGTCAAGAAATTAGAGCACAATTCGATGATATTATTTCAGATGATGAAATGATAATTGAAACGTTAAGAACTGAAGCAATGGAAAATCCACATTGGGATTTTGAAAATCAAGTTTTTTATGACAAACCAACTGAAGAACTAACTGAAGAAATTATTGAATAATGAAAACAATTTTAAATTATTTAGTTGTTTCTTTTTGTCTGTTTTTTGCACCAATAAAAGGACTTTTGATTGCAGTTGGATTTGCAATTGCACTTGATACGATATTTGGTATTTTCAAAGCAATTAAAACAAATGAAGCAATCACATCAAGACGAATGTCAAACATCGTGTCAAAGTTTGTTTTATATCAAATGTCAATTTTGTTATTGTTTGCAATAGACAAATTTTTACTTGGTGAATTTTTCAAGATATGGTTTCAAATAGATAATTTTTTTACAAAAGTGGTTGCAATAATTTTAATTTTTATCGAAATGACTTCAATTAAAGAAAATTTTGAAGTTGCATTCAATGTAAATATTTGGAAACTTTTAAAAACCACAATTCAACGTGCTAAATACATCAAGAATGAAATTGAATAATGAAGGTTATCAACTTATAACGAAACACGAAGGGCTTGTTTTAAAACCTTATTTGTGTCCAGCAAAAGTTCCGACAATAGGATATGGTAATACCTATTATGAAGATGGAAAACGTGTTACTTTGTTAGACGATCCAATTACAAAAGAACGAGCATTCGAAATGTTCAAAGAAATTGCAGACAGATTTGCAAAAGCGGTGTCGCAAAGTGTGACTTCAGACATAAATCAAAAGCAATTCAATGCATTGGTTTCATTTGCTTACAATGTCGGTGTTGCAAACTTCAAAAAATCGACATTATTAAAAATAATCAATGTAAATCCAAACGATAAACAAATTGAGAATGAATTTAAAAAATGGACAAAAGCAAATGGCAAAGTTTTATCTGGACTTGTTAAGCGTCGTCAAGACGAATCGAAGTATTATTTTTCGTTATAGGGACATTATTTATATTCTTGTGATACTTTTGTTATTATTGTTTAGAAGTAGTCACAAAACGCAAGAAAAGAAGATAATTCAAAGCGAAAAGAAAATAGATTCAATTGATAAGCAAATAATTCAAACGAA